ACCAATACGTTTTAACGCGCCAAGGTTGCCGTCATAGGCTTTACCAAGGGCTTCTGTAACTGTGGCAAGGTCTTTACCTGTACCAGCAGCAATATCAAGGGCTAATGTTTGTAGTTTTTGTGCTTTAGTTATGTCTTGTGTTGATCTAACAAGTCTGTCAAGGCTTGGACGTAATTGGTCATCTGCAACACCTGTAGCTCTTGCTGTTTTGTCAATAAATTCTTCTGTAGCTGCTATCTGTGCGTCTGTTGCTTTAGTTGTATTTCTTAATGTTACGGCTAAAGACTTTTGGGCTTTTTCGTCTTCAACGGCTGCTTTAACAGCGTCAATACCAATCTTAATAGCCATAGCCCCAGCAGCTGCGCCAACAGCAAGAAATGCTGCTGCGCCTTTTTGTAAAGCGTCATCTAACTTATTGCTAAAAGTTTTTGTTTCTTTATCAGCTTTATCTAGTCCTGCAATAAAATCTTTTGTGTCAGCAAGTAACGCTAATTTAAGTGTCCTAATATCAGCCATTAAATTCTTCCTGTCCAAGCGTTTCTAATAAGTTCAAAACCTGCTAACCATTCTTTTGCAATAGTTGGTTGGAATCTAGCCATAGCAGGATATAACCACCAACCACGATTACCTCTGCCTTCGCTTGGTGAGCGACGTGGGAACTGTTTATATTGCTTTGAACCAAACTCATTACCCATTATCACATATCCAGCACTAAAAGCACTAGAGCCAACTTTGGCACGACCACCAATACTAAAACTTGGTGCTTTATCTGATCTAGATATTTTAATTGAATCTGCTACAGCTATTGCTTGACGCACGTTATATGGTGCGCGACTAGCTGCACCTCTTGCATAATTAGCACCACGTTCAGCCAAATCACTTGCAATCTTTTTCATATCTGTTTTAGCAACGTCATCCATTTTGCCAAACGCACGTAATAAACCACGATAGTCTTTATCAACTTTAACTAGCTGAATTGCTTTAGCCATTATTGCGCTCGTTCAATATGTCTATAGCCGTTGCCCATATATCGGGTTCTGCATTCAGCCAATAGTCCGGTGTTATCCCAGTTGCTATTGCTAGTTCTACTGCTGTTCGCCCAAGACTTCGGGCTTGGTAAAATTTGCTGTCTCAAAATCAGAAGCTGCAATAGAGATGACTTTGGTTTTCCAAACGTCAAAACTTTCAATCTTCTTTGTGACACGTTGCTGAATTTTGTGACCAAGGAATAAAAGAAGTGAATTGCTTGGTGTGCTTTCTTCCATAAGAACTTTAACAATAGATTTGTTGTTATAAAGTTCTTTTTCTGCCATAGCAAGTTCAATAGGTCTTGTCCACTCATCAAACTTTTCACCTGTTTCTAATTCCCACGAAATTTGTAACTTAAGCATTTTTGATGCCCCTGTTCTTTAGTAGTTGTTAAGCTGTTAGGTCTTCTGTTGGAATTCCTACAACTTGTAGTGATACTGTACAAGTTTGTGCATCTGCACCTGAACCAGAAATACCAGGGTATTGTGGTAATACTGTTCCAGTTAAAGTTACACCTGTTGTAAGTGTCATAACAAAAGCAAGTGCTGTATCTGGGGCTGATTCTGTTGCATCCCAAAGTGCTTTGTAAAGACTTCCTATTGGTGTTGTTTTACCTGCGTCATTTAAAAATGTAATATCTAAAGTAACGTTGCTGTCAATATATTTGTAGGCTTTGCCTGCAAGGGTATCAAAAGTTAAACGTTCTGTATCAAAGTTGATAGCAGAGTCTAAAATTTGGGTTGAATAATCAACTGAAGCAATTGTTAATTTTAGAGAACGACCACTTAAAATTGTTGTTGTCATTATTGCCTTTCTTAGCCTGTGTAGGCTGTTTGTAGTTGGATTTCAGCAGCTAATAGGTCTGTACTATTAGTTGCTCTAATTCTTGGACTAGATACCGATAATACTATGAAGTTCAAAGGTATTAAAGCCAAGATTGTTTCTATATCATCTTCCAAGTTTTTTAATGCGCTTGGATTTGAGTACGTAGTGCTAACGACTTCTAAAGTTAGTCTGACGTAATAATTTTTGCCATTACCTATAACCATTGGTTCAAGATATGGGTCTGAGGCAAGAATTAAAGCTGCTGGTGGAATAATTATTTCTGGAACGTGATCATAAGCAGAATAATTTGTATTTGAAGTAATTGCTGTTTTAAGGTCTGAACGTAATGTACTTAAAGGCATAATTAACCTACTTGACTATTAGAGTCAATATATTTGCTAATTAAACCTGTAACTTTGTACAAAAGTGTCCGACCCATACGATATGGGGCAGGGGTAAAGTCTAAAGCTTGGGCAGTTCCCGATACTGAAAGTCTTGATTGAAATACGTCAACAGATATTTGTAGCACAGCTTCTTCTATTGCTGCTACGCCGTTGTATTGTGATAAATCATTTTCGGCTGCAATACCATTAGGAATAACAAATCTGTAATCTTTATGTACTGGTGCGCTTGTTGTTATAATTCTGAAAGTGTAATCATCAACTATGGCAGATATTGTTTTGTTGCCGTTTACGTGTGCTTCAACACCTGATATGGCAACTGTTTGTGTTTCATAAAATTTGTGGGGTCTTGTTGTGTGAATTGTTGTTTCGGTTGCTTTTTCTGAATAGTGTTTATCTATATTGACTTTCCATTGAATAAGAAAATCACCAATAGCGTCTTCTGCTGTGTCAATTATTGCTTCAAGAGCTGCGTCATTGTAAAGGGAAGATGAAACACCAAGTACAGCTCTTAATTGAGCTGCTGTTACTAGTACGGGCATTTCATTTCCTTTCGTTTAGGGTGAGGCTACCCACAGGGGCGAGAGTAGCCTCACGACTTAGTGGTTTATCAGGACTTGTTAAACCAGTTTGCGCCAGCTGCAATTTTTGTAGCTAGTGCGCCATAGCCGTAATAGTTTACGTCTATTTGTCCTGTGTTGATTACGTTGGTGCGTAGGCTTAAACGTGGGCTTTCGTACCAAGTGTATGAATCTGGGTTTAATACGACCATTGAATAGTCACCTAAACCAGTTCCACCTGTTCCAGTCATTGAACGTGAAACGTAAAGTTCTAGACCTGCAATATTGCCACGTAGGCTTTGTGGTGAAACAGTTCCACCGGCGTTGCTTGGATTCGAGGCAGTATAAATTGGGCGACCATTTGATTCTGCGTAACCCATAATTTTGCCCCATTGTTGTGGGCTAACTACAAGGTTGCGTGCAAATCCAAGAGATGCTGAGTAAACAGCTGCTGCTGCTGATGCAACGTAAGAAATCAAACCAGATGCATCTTCAGTTGTTGCACTTGCGTTTAATGTTCCGTTGTTTGCAACTTCACTCATTACATATGAATCTGTTGCTTTTGCATAAGCAAATTCCATTTGACGAACAAGTTCATCAAAAAATACTGGTGAAGAACGGTCTAACAATTCAACTGACAATGTTTGTTGTCCACCAAATTTTTTAACTGCAACTGATACGAATGAAGAAGCTGTATCTGTTTCTGATAATGCTGCTGCTTCGTCTGCTTGTGCAACTGTTGGTGCTGTTGTAATTTTTGGAATTTCAAATGACATACCTGAGGCTGGAAGTGTTGCGCGTGAAATTGCGTCAATAAATCCTCTGTCAGCGTTTGCAATGCCGTTAATTACTTCGGTTGATTGTGGGGTTGGAATAAAGGCTGCGTTGTTACCTGTGGTATCAGCTGCCATTACGTATTGACGTGAATCTTCGTTTCCAAGTGCTGCACGAATGTTGTGTTCTAAATATGATCCTTTAGAAACAATTGGGCTTCGTGGTGCTGTGAAGATTACAGGACGCGCGTTGCGTTCTTGGGCTTCAACAGCTGGGGCTGCAACAACTTCTGCTGCAACTTCCTCTACTACTTCTGGGGTAACTTCGTTTGACACGATAGTTTCCTCGCTTTCTGTTGGTTGTGAAGTGTCTGCACTTGCAGCTACTTCGGTTATTTGGGCATATTCGCCAAATGCTGGGAATGTTACGTGTGAAACTTCTCTAAGAGTTGCTTCGTTAACAATTACTTGTTCACCTTTAGTGACATAGTCGTCAATCATTGCGCCTACGCTAAATCCAGTTCTTAAACCTTCTTGTGCTTCGGCTAATGCGTCGTCTCCTGCATTGGTTCTTGCTATTTTGAATGTTCCGATAATTCCTTTATCGTCTTCTTCATATCTTGATAGTTTTCCTATTGGTCTGGTCATATCGTGCTCGGTAAAAAGTTTAATACCTTCACCGATCTTTAATGAGCCTTGTTGAAAAACAACGTCGCCCATATTTGTGTGACCTACTTGACCAAAGGGAACAATAACGCCTGTTAATTCACGTTTTGATGAATTAGCTGCGATAATGTCGGTTGAGAATTTAATAAAGTTATTCATTTATTAAGTCTTCCCTTTCTCTTGCTTCCTCTACTGTCATTACACCAAGAGGAATAAGTTTTTCATAAATGTCAGCGCGTTCTATAGCACTTGGGCTGTAAAATTCTTCTAAATTGTATTTTACTATAGATCCACGTGGCGTAATATCATTGTCGCTTAATCTTTGTGTAATACAAGTCATTAAAGGTCTTAATGACAAATCTATAAGGCTTCTGCGTTCAGCTGTGACATTTGAATAAGTCATACTTCCGGCAGCGTTGCCGCCTACGTAATATTCAGGTAAATTACAAGCCCTAGCAATCTCAGAAGCCATATATTGACGTGCTTGGTTTAGCGTTAATTGTTCTGGGCTAAATCCTATG